TCGCAGTCTTATTGGACCTGCTGGTGCTTTTCGGTTTCCGAGTGGATGGTGTGGATCGCTGTTTACAGTCGACCTACGTTCACTGGAACCTGGGGAGCATCGCGTGTGGCTCATGGGTGAAGTTCGCCAAGTACAAACTTGCTGCGTTCTTCGCCGTGTGGGCTAAGCAGGATACACTTCCAAAAAGGCCTGAGGGTCTTCCCGAAGGTGACAACCCAGCTTGCCTACTTGCAGGTAGGGGGCAACGCTTCTTGAACTTGCTGCTGCGCAGAACGCGCAACGAGTCCCTGAACCGTTTCTACGGGATCCTCTTCTCGATCAAACTTTCGAAGAAGGGCATGCCACGGCCTGATGAGGCCTTCGCCGAGGGGGAAAAACGTAAGACCATCAAACAGCTCACGGATCCAGAGATAAGATTATCTCGTGGGATGCGGCTGTCTGGAATGTCTTGGGGTGATGTGATGGAGCTTGAGGAGCTTCACACATCTACGTTTGGATGTTCTGCGGCGGTGACTGAACAAGTTACCAGTCGTATTGCGATTACGCCTTCGGAGTTCAAAAAGGAGCTTGTGCGCTCCGTGGATGAAATCCTGTTGGGTACTAAGTATACTATGGTGGATCACGACGAAGTCAGATTTCCTTCAACATCTGCGAACTACATAAAATCGCGGAGTGCTGGAGGAGCCGTTGGTGCCTATAAGGAAATGCCCGAGCTTAGGCAATATAGCAAGCCGGGAGGGCATATCGGCCTCGAGGAGGTCGTAACGAATGGCCGGATAGGTATTCGGTCAACGGGCAACGCTGAGCTTAGTGAGGCGTACGCTTCTATGGGTACTGCCTTGCTCGAAGAGGCTCAAAAAGATGACTTCTCTGTTGAGGCTGTGGCACTACTCGAGGCTCTGAAGGTCCGTATCATTACAAAGGGACCTTGGGCCGCACAGACCGTCTTCAAGTCCGTACAAGTCTGCCTATTTCGGGCACTTAAACGGTTCAAGGTGTTCGAGACTATGGGCACCGGTGGTGTTCTCTCTGCTCAGTTGTTGCAGGAGACCCTCGGAAGTTTGGGCCCCTTTCAGAAATACCTCTCTGGAGACTATCAGGCCGCGACTGATAAACTTATGTCGTGGGCATCTAATTGCGTGTGGGACCGCATTGCTGAAGTTTGGGAATTACCGCATAGTTTATGTGTTCTCGGTCGGAGACTTCTGACCGGACATGTCTTCGACGGCAAACCCCAGACTACGGGCCAACTTATGGGCTCGATAATCAGCTTTCCGGTGCTCTGCATCGTCAATTTTGCCCTCTGTCGTAAGACGATTGAGGTCGACGGTTCCGTTCAAAAT